CCGACGTTACCGTTATTTAATATCCACATTCTACCTGTAACACCACTAACGCTTAAATCACTTGTATCAGGGTTAGTTCCTAAAACTAAAGCACCTCCGTAAGCCGCTGTGGTACTTCTTCCATGCCAAATAGCTGATTGCACCCAGTCGTAAGCTTTAAAACAAATCCCCGCTCTAGCTAGCGATGCGTTATTATTGTGAACTTCTATTCCACGAAAAACATCACTGCCACCATCCTCTCTAACATTAAGTTTTTGATCAGGTGTGGTTTCTCCAATACCGACGTTGCCTCTTGAGAAAAATGAATTACCACCATATTGTAATGTTAAGTTTGGACCCTGACCTACTTGAGGAATAAATTGAAAATCAGCAGCACCTTCTGTAAAACGTATTCTACCAAAATTAGTAGTACCTGCTTGTTGAAAATTTATATCGTAATTTGTAGCATTCGTTGCAGATAACAAAGTTAACGACCTTGACCCAGTCAATGTAGAAGAACCTATAGTAACATTTCCATCAGACGAGATTCGCATTTTTTCCGATAACCCTCCTCCGCTTGCTTGGGTTTTGAATACCATATTAATAGCATCTGTACCATCTTTTTTAGCTGATAACTCAATATCATTACCATTCGCACCTAAAGATAAATTAGTTACACTAGAAGCACCAATTTGTACTAGACCCGAAGACGAGATTCGCATTCTTTCTGTGGCATCTAACGCACTCCCCGTGTTACTTACATTAAATGTAGTAAATCCTCTAGATGAAACCATCATTTGACTCGATGCACCCCCCATGTTTCCAATAGCAAATTTTGCAGCTACATCTCCTCTTAATTCCGTTACAGTTGGATATGTTATAAGCGTGCTTGCTATACGCATTCTTTCTGTGCCTGCTGAATAAAATGTAGGAAAATAACCTGCTGCAACTCCACCAATTTTTATTTGACCAGTAGCCTGATTAACTGTAAAATCAGCAGTATTAGTATTGTTATATGTTAAAGACAATCCATAAAAAGCGTTAGTAATTGGAGTCGATATAAAAACATTACCTGCATCATTTATATTGACTCTATCTATACCTCCTGTTTGAAGTGATAAACCATAAGCTGAAGAATTTGTACCTAAATAAACATAAGAATTACCAGCATCTACACCCCAATAACCAAGATTTGAACCTGTATAAACTCTTGCCTCCCCGTTAACGCTTACATTCCCTGTAAAAGTGCCCCCAGCTAATGGCATTTTAGTTGCAATACTATTTGTAACTGTTGTAGCAAAATTTGGGTCATCGCCCAATGCTGCAGCTAATTCGTTTAATGTATTTAAAGTACTAGGCGCTGAATCAACTAATAAAGCTGCTCTAGCGTCTGCTCTAGCATCAGTATAATACAAATTAGAACCTTCAGTAATATGAGCTGTTGTAATACCACTTATTTTATCGCTAGTAACTGCGTTATCCGCTATGTTACCTGTAGCTATCGTTGAGCTCGCTATTAAATCACCTGTTACTTTAGTATTTGCCATATTATTCTTTTATAAAAGTTCCGTTAGTATATACATAGAATACATCTTCATGTAGTACTCTATCTCCTTCTTGAACTGCGGGAAAAGGTATTTCGTTAATATCCATAATTTTTATTTTTAATATACTCCTGTTGTGCTATTGCTCTGTGATGAAGCTGTAACTTGAACATTTCTCCAAGGGTAAGCGGTAAAGCTTTGATGAAAATCAATATTTGGCGCAGAGTAATAATTATGTGATAATACAATAACACAAAAACCATCACTTGATGTATAAGGACTTTGTACAAAATTAGTCCAGTTACCGGAATTTTCAACGGTAAGACCTGCAAAACCACCACTCCAATTATGAAACATTACAGAGCCATCACCTCTTAATGAACCATATTTATAACTTTTTATATAAAAACCTCCCATTATATAATGAGTATTTCCTGAATAACCTGATGAATTAGTGTGTGATCCACCCATCCAAAGATTTGTTTTATAATGTACATAAGAATAGCTGTTATTAGCGTAGTATTGACCCGTATGCCAAGCGTATTGTATTCTACCTATTCTCGCTCCACAATCTTTATTAAATGCTCCAGTGCCATGGTGCAATTGAACATCCAGCTGAGCTACAGGTGAATTCTCCCCGATCCCAACGAGGCCAGCATTTGTAATCCTCATTCTTTCTGTTGCTGCAGTTTCAAAAATCATATTATCATTAGAGTGAATATATTGTATTCTACCTGCAAATCCTGCATTTTCATCTCCAAATGTTAGAAAACTTCCTGTACTTGAGGTTGCAAGTAAAGTCATTCCTGACCAAGTATTGTTCTTAATTAATATACTTGTATTAGCATCTACACCACTTGGCTCCGTTACATTACTTTGTGCTACTACTAATTTAGTGCTAGGCGAAGTCGTTCCGATCCCGACGTTGCCTCCATTAATCCAACTATCACCAGTTGTATATAATCTAATATTTTCTGTGGTATTATGGAACATTCGTAAAAGAGGGTCATCAGTTCCTCCACTGGAACCAGTACCTAAATAAACAATTTGATTAGTCGTGTTCTTTTTTATTATTTCTAACGCAGCGTTTGCATTACTTTTGTCAATAGTTAAACCTCTTCCAGGCGAAGTCGTCCCGATCCCAACGTTTGCATTTGAATCAACGTTTATAGCTATTGTTCCACTAGCAGAACCTACATATACAGCAAAAGGATTTGTTGTATTTGAATTAATAGTCATTGTTTGACTATTCCCATGCCATGTTTGAAATTGCACACCATTAGCATTAGAGTTTGCTTGGTATCTAGTAAATAAATCTCCAGTACTTTGAACATGTAGAGGTTGTTGAGCCAAAGTCGTTCCGATTCCTAATTTATTATTAATAATTACATCACCAGTATTATATTGAATATGCATTTTACTATCTCCAACTTCAGCACTGTTTTGGTCATTTACTGTATCCACCAAAAAGTGCAAGTCCTGTCTTGCTGAATTATCACCCTTAGCCTGTGCTACGATACCAACTTTTCTATAAGCAGTATTTGCTTCAGAATAACCTAAACTTATACCTCCAAAGACCCCAGAACTGTTATTTGTTCCTTGACCAAAATGTGCATTTAATGCTGATGCCGCGCCTTTAACTTCAAGTGTTGTTTGAGGCGTAGCAGTTCCAATTCCTACGTTTTGCGATGAGTTTATTGTTAAAGCCCTTGTATTTCCAGTTTTCAATGAAAATGAATGTGCTGTAGACGTACCTAATGACATATCAGTAGTAGCATCATCATAACTCCAATCTCCTGCTACTGCACCGCCATTTCTTTGTGCTTTATAAATTATTACACTATTTCCAGCAGTGTAAATACCATTTGCAGTAACATTACCTGAAAAATTTGTGGCGCTATCGTGAAATAATGATATTATTGGTGTTTTAGCACCGTTGTATTCAGTAAGACCAATTTTACCATAAGGTACTGTAGCAGTTCTACCGCCTTCAAAATATATACCTCTATCATTTGAAGTTCCTAATCTAATAGTACCACCACTACCACTTGCATCAGGCGAACCTTCAAACCTTGCTACTTCAACTACACTTCCTGAAGACCCAGGATTTTTAACATGTAACTTAGTGGCGGTAGTATCAAAAGCATATGGATTTAGACTTCCGATTCCGATGCTGCCTTGGTTAAAAACTAAAGTATTTGGATATGTTGTTGTGTTATTAATTTGCTCAAAAACATATCTTACATTTCCAGCTGTAACTGTTTCTTTTAATTTTAATGAGAAATTATCATTACTTGGGGAATAATTCCATTGTTGATAAACACCACTTGATGCGGGTAAAACATTTAATTTAGCATTTGATGTGTTAAAAGATGCAGCATCATTACTTAAAAGCAAATTTCCTGTTTGTGTTATTTTAACTTGATTAAAAAGTGTTCCAGCATTTTCAGTGGCAAAAAATAATGTACCATTATTTGTGTCAATTTGGTCCATTGTAATTCTTGCTTTAGAATCTCCTGTATCAGCATTTTCTACAAAATCAATATAAGGTGCATTTGAAGAATTATGTATAATTACATTTCCTGCAAAAGTTGCTGCCCTAGTGCTTGCTACTAAAGTTAATAAGTCCTGATTTGAATTATTTAAAAATCTTATATCATTACTAGCATTACTTTGAATTCTTGATATACCTGATATACCACCTAGAGCTATGTCACCCTCAGATGTAGCTCTTACGTATGGCGCTTTTGCAAATCCCGTAAACGTTGGTGAAGCTATTGGAGCTTTTAAAGCAATACTATTTGTAACTGTTGTGCTAAAGTTTGCATCATCCCCAAGAGCTGCAGCTAACTCATTAAGGGTGTTAAGCGCTGAAGGCGATGAATCAACTAAATTAGTTATTTGTGTACCCACATAGCTTTCTGTAGCAAAACTATTTGTAGATAAGTAAGAACTCACTCTAGCATCCGTGTAATACAAATTGCTACCCTCTCCAATATGTGCGGTAGTTATACCGTGGCTAGCGTGTAAATTACTCTGGACTATTACGCCGTCTGATATAAGTTTTACTTTAGTTTGTGCCATTTATTTATTTATTATTTTGGTTCTACAGGCCATTCTACGTTTGTTAAACTTGTGTAATTTTTTGTAATATCCCTAAGTTTTTGACGATATATTTTCCACTCGTCGGACAAAGTTACATCACTATTAGCCATCCAATCTGTTATAGATAATTTTTTATTTCTTGCATCTCTTAATAAATTCAAATCACTTTCTGCAATTTTATTATTTATCTGTGTTTGTGTTAAACCTGCAAAACCTGATATGTCAGGGCCATTGTGACTTATTATAATTCCATTTTCGTCGTATACTAATTCTTCCATAATATTATTTTATTGTGCAAAGTAATAATTGCTAGTATCATTTTGAGCATATGAATGTATTTTTAGAGAATTTTGAAAACTTGTGGAGTGAGCACCTAAATATATTTCTATCATACCTTCACTATAGCCGTTTGATCCACTATCTATTCTAAAACATAAATAACCACTGTAGTTTCCCGCTGTACTGTTTGTTCCTCTGTAAACATTTAAGTCTTTTGCAATACCAGAGTCCATAATATCTCCTCCAAAAACATTTATTATGCTACCTGAGTAAGTATATCCACCTTTACAAGAAATATACATACCTCTATTATACAAATACCCTTTTACATAAATATAAAACATAATGTTATCAGAAGTTGTATTCAATGCTACATCTAAATACCTGCTACCATCTCTAATGTTTAATTGACCTAAATACTTCATGCCACTACCATTATGCCCAGCTATCTCATTATTCAAAGTAGTATAAAGTGTATCTGCACTTCCACCAATGCTTTTATAAACAGTAGACCCTAGCTGCCCATCTGATCTTATCTCAAATCTGTGACCAGCTGTACCACCAGTTGTTGCATCATAGATATAGAACATGTCTTGAGCTCTAGGATTATTTGTACCACTACCACCAGTACCCATTCTAAACTCTCTTGTATCTGATTTTACAGAAACTTCCGCATAACTAGCAGCAACAGTATTATCAACCAATATTCCTCTATTATCACCAGATGTATTTTTTATAGTAAGCTGGCTTGTGGGCGAAGTTGTTCCGATTCCTACACTTCCTGAACTACCATCAATATACATCATCGGTGATGGGGAATTAAAGCTAATATCTTTTACAACGCTACCAGAAACAGATGAACCAATAGACAAAACTGAATTATCATTTGTGATAAATGCTTGAGCAGATGTAGTTGTTGAAGAACCTTTAATTTCAACCGCTCCTGCACTTGTGATACGCATTCTTTCTGATGGAGCAGTATTTGTAGTTACACTTCTTGTTCCAAAAACTAAATCTCCTTTTGTGCTTCCACTACCACTTGTTGTAGTATATCCAATATATGCAGGAATATTAGTTTGTGCATTATATCCAAAACCAATTAAGTTATTTTGACCATTATTACCTTCATAACCTATTTGTAAAGTCATATCAGCTTTAGCAACTCCTGTTATACCAGTTCTTTTTATTGTAGTTAATCCAGAACTGTCTATACGCATTCTTTCTACATTGTTAGTAGCAAATTCCATATGGGAATTTTCTGCTAACCATAAAAACGCTTGAGATGATACACCAATTCCAACCTCAAAACCGTTGTTTCCTGATGCTGTTGAAGTAAATCTAGCGACACCTTCTGTTCCATTAACGTGCAAAGGTCTCTGAGGCGAAGTCGTTCCGATCCCGACTTTGCCAGTGGAACCTTCAATAATCATTGCATTATCTTTTGTACCAGCATCAAACCTAATATTACCATTGTTGAACAATATCATTCTTGTATCTTCACCATCATCATTAATTGATGTACCGGCTGCGCCACCTTTTATATAAAGAAAACCGTTAGACGCATGTTTTATACTATTTGCATCTCTATTTGTATCTGGACCTATTGGAAAAGTTACATTTCCATTACCTTGTATTTTTAATTTTTCATTACCTGCTACTGTAAAAATAAAATCTGATGCTGCCTCTGTTCCTGTATGAGCAAAAGTTACTGTATCGGTTAAAGCATCATTATTTACATTAAATTGTTGTCCTATCTGTAAATTAGTTGTATAAGTTGCAGGGAATGTTGCTATAACTTTGTGATAAGTTCCTGCATTTACATTTAAACCTGTTGATGTTATACTTCCTGAAAAAGTTGCATTGCCATTTGTTGCTATTTCTAAAACTTGTCCATTTGGAGTAGTTGTATTTCCACTTTGTACATAAAACCTTAAATTAGTTTCATTAAATATACCCCAAGAAAAATCTGTTCGTGTTAATGCAAATTGAGATACATTACTATTTGATGCACCATCTATAATTATTTTGTCTGTTGTTACACTACCAGAAAAAGTTCCTCCCCCAGTTACGTTAATACCAGTAGATTCAATGTTCATCATACTGTTTCTATTATCGTATCTTATAAAGTTGAAGATATGAGCAGAACCAGATTGTATGTAAAATTCATTATTTGTATCTCTTAAATTAATCCCTGGATTATTTGCTGCGGGTAAAGCTGAAGTTGAAAATAAAATATTCTTAGCGTTTAAATTACCAGTTAATGTACCACCAGCTAAAGGGAGTTTAGTACCAATGCTCGTAGCCGTAGTTGTAGCAAAGTTAGGATCGTCACCTAATGCTGCCGCAAGTTCATTTAAAGTATTCAATGTTGCTGGCGAACTGTCAACTAGATTTGATATTTGAGTTCCTACGTAACTTTGCGTTGCATAACTACTAAGATCCTGATCACCTGTATTAGTACCAGACAAATTACTTATGTCAGTTTTGTCTTGTGCAGATAATCCGTGATCACCCCATCCGTAAGCTGTATTCCAGTTTGCAGAGTTGTTTGCTGTAATGCTATACACACCCGAGCCATTGCTTGTCATTAAACCAGCAGATGTAAAATCGTGATCGTATAATATATCACCACCTGAATATGCGGAACCTATACTCATAACCTCTATAGATACACCATTTGCAGGTGCAGTATCTAAAGTTAATGTAGTACCACTTAAAGTATAAGTACCTTTAAATTGGTATACACCATTTAAAAATACTATAGTTTGATTCTCGCTGTGAACGGTTTGTCCTAATGTGAATGCTGTTGCTGATCCGTTAGCTGTAAATGTATCTGTGTAGATTGCTGTTGGACCACTGTTTATACCCGTTGTAGATATAACCTCTATTTCATGACCACTTAGAGGTGCAGTGGAAAATGTTATGGCTGTACCAGAGACTGAATAAGTACTCTTAGATTGATAAACACCGTCTATGTATATATTAGATTGAACTTCATCATTTAATGCGTTAGACAGAGTAAAACCAGTTGTGCTGCCATCACCTGTAAATGTATCTTTGTACATTACAGAAGCAGAATCAGCGGATAGCTGGCCAAAGGATAAATTACCGGAACCATCTGTTTTAATAACTTGATTGTTTGTTCCGTCTGACGCGGGAAATGTATATGCGTCGTTAATCCTTATGTTACTAAGAAAACGTTTTGCCATATTAAATTATATTAACCTATTTTACTAACAAGTACCTTTATATCTCCAGAAGTAGGCGCTGCAGCGAAGCTTACAGTAACAGTATTAGCATTTGTTCTTACCACATCGGCATAGACCGTGTCAAGTGAACTTGTATCGTAAAGTTGTACAATAACATCTTGTGTTCCTAAGTTATGATTAACAGCAATTGAAGTTGCTGAGCCATCACCAATTGCTACAGAGTATGTGCTTTCTTGTACGTTTTGTATTGTTTTATAGTTTGTACCATCTTTAGTAAGTTCCCAAATATCAGATCCTTCATTCCATCTTAATGCTACATTTGTAGCTGTACCTCTTTCAATCTCAATACCAGCGTTTTCGCTAGGTGTACCAGCTTCATTACTGTTTAAAGTAATTATATTGTCAGCAAGATTTATTGTTTCTGTATTTACAGTAGTTGTTGTACCAGAAACCGTTAAATTACCAGAAACTATTAAGTTTCCAGAAACTGTAGGGTTAGCTACTAAACCAATTTTTACTTGATTGTTTGATACAAGTGTGTCTATTTCGTTTGCGGTACCAGCAAAAACTAAAGTGTCTGTACCAATAGTTACACCATCCGTGTTAGGTGTTCCAACATCATCACTTATAGTTAAAGTAGAAGAAATTGCAGCGGTTGAAGCAGCTGTTATTCTACCTTGAGCATCTATAGTTATTACGGGTATTGCTGTTGAAGAACCATATGAAGCGGCTGTTACTGCGGTGTCAGCTAAAGTTATAGTTTGCGTGTGTTGACCCGACGTTGTACTTACTGTTCCTGTTAATCCAGTTCCAGCCGTAATGTTAACACCAGTTATATCACCACCTACATTTGTCCATGCTGAGCCATCATATACTTTTAATTGGTTTGATGTTGTGTTGTATATCAACCAACCAGCGGTTAATCCTGCAGAAGGATCTGTACCTAGCTTCTGAATTACTGCATTCTGTAATTCGTTTTTGTTTAAATTAATGTCTGTTAAATATGAAAGTGCCATAGTTTATTAGTTTGCGTATACGCTACCTTGAAAGGAAGCTTTAAATGTTATAGTGAAATTATTGTTATCAACGTGATTAATATCGCCTACTATATGAGATCCTCCGGAATCAATAGTGGTTACTGCTGGAAATTTTGCTAAATTATGATTTATAGTGACAGCACTTCCTGCTGTAAAGTTTATATTTTCTCTTGCGAATGTTTTATCTGTTCTACCAGAGTTATCTAAATTAAATAAATAGTATTTATCTTGTCTTAATGTAGAGTTACCATTTAAGAAACCTAATGTAAACGTTACAAAATCATCAGAACTATTTGCTCTTACAGCACTTACAAAAGAATAATGACCAAACTCACTTATGTTATCAACTCTTGATATTTTAAGGCCTTGACCAACTAAATGGTTAAAAAATTCAGTTATATCTGTATTTGATATATTTTTAGTAGATACTTTTAAAGAAGTTATTTCACTAAAGTTAATACCATTACCTCCATTTGGTAATTTAAACTTACCTCTATCTAAAGGAATATTTTGTATTATAAACTGCTCAACAATACCATCTAAATTTATTAAACCTGAAGTGTTTAGAAATGTGGTTATATCTTCTATTCTAAAGTTTTTAGTTTCTCCTCCAGCGTTAGAGCCTAGTACCTTGTCTGTAGCTTGTACTGATTCATCTATAGTATACGTACTAATTCTAGCCATCTATTATTTTTTAAATATACTTGTAACCTTTTCACTACTTCGTCCACCAAAGTAAGCTAATACAACTGCCATCATTACTTTTTCAAATGTATCATTCCATGTAACTCCTATATGAAATGGTATCGATTCAACACTATCTAATATTCCTGCTAAAGAGAATATAACAATACACCACACTAAAACTAGCGGGCGTACGTTTTTAGAAAGCCATGAATCTGATATTGAATCAGCTTGCCACCTTGAAGTGACAGCTTCCATCTCTTTATTTTGTTGTTCAAATATAAGTTGTTGTAATTTTATTTTTTCATCACTACTTACGTCAGATTTACCTATTGCCGCTATAGCTTCTGCTGGTGTAGATGCACCACTGATTAAGTTACCTAATGTAGGGTTAACCAACGAAGCTGCACCAAATAATAGTTTACCTACTGTAGTTTCTGCAAACTTCTTTTTTGGTTTACTCATTAGTATTTACAACCTTTTTTCTTAGCTGGTGTTGGTTTTTCGGATTTTGCAACAGATGAATTATCTACAGCTGCTTTAAACTTAGGATTATCATCAAGCTTACCATCAACTGAAGCTTTCTTTAAACCTGAATTAAACTTTGCGGCTGAACCTAGGTTTAACATTGGATCTTTACCATCTGTACCTACTAGACCTCTACTTTTTAATGAGCTGTATATGTTACCAGCTTTTGCACCTTTTGTTCCCATGATTTATTTGTTTTTATTTTTTGAACCATATCCACCCATTCTAAAACCTGGGCCTTTACCGATATTTTTATTCTTATTTATTTGTTGACTAATAGTGTTAATACCACCACTCAATGCTAAATCCATAGATTTTTCAGCACCTTTAATAGTTTCTGCAGAATCATAACTTGTTAGATTTCTTTTATTTCCTCTAACTTTACCACCTCTTGCTACATTTTGATCAGAAGCTCTTTGAGAATTTAAAGCTTCACTTTCAGAAGTTTTTATTATTGCATCTTTTTTATCAATTCTAGCTTTTAGTTTTTTACTTTTCATGTAATCACTTTTACTATCAAAACCAGTGGCTTTTCTTTCTTTTTCACTCATTGCCTTCCACTCTAATCTAGCTTTTCCTATAGAGTTGTTTTTAGTAGTATTCGCAGCCTGTTTAGTAGTTCTTATATTTTTTCTACTTTCATAAGAACTTTGTTTAGTACCATAATCATATACACCAAGTTGTCCTTTTTGTTGATTAGTATCAAGGTTAGTAGTTTTTTCTCCAGGAACTATTTTATCTTTAGCAGCTTCTTTTCTAGCGGTTTCACGTTTTACATCTCTAGCGTCACCTGGTTGTATTTGGCCCATATCTTTTAGGTAGTTTTCAAATTTTCCACCATAACCTTTACCAGTTCTAATACCATCAATATCTTGCTCCCAAGCTTGTTTATAACTAGGTAGCTTACTACCTTTTATTAATTTATCTCCAGAGCTAGTTATTGTTCCTTTTTGACTTTCAACAGAACGTGATATACTTCCATCTTCGTTAATAGAATTTCCACTAGTTTGCAAATCTACATTTTCTGTTTTTACACTAGGTGCTACAGCAATAACATCATTATTACTATTTCCAATCATTTTGTTTTCATTATGTTTAGTAAAAACATCTTCTACCATATCAGGGTCGTTACCATTACCGACGTCTGTTTTTCCTGTTTGTTTAAAAGGCGATCCTTTTAATTTAAACGGTGTATTATTTTTATAATTCATTTTAAAATTTTTTTAATAATTTATCGAAAGGGTTTTGTTTTAAACCAGCACCTATAGCAAACAACTCTGAACCTTTAGCAAAACTAAAGTCACCATTAATAAGATCTTTATTTTCTTCTACCACTACACTACTAGTTTTATCAGTTTCTTTGGAACTTGTTTCAGTTAAATCTGGTGGTGGTGGAGTTGAAGGCTGCTGGTTATTACCTGGTGAAGGTTCTTGCTTTTCACCTTTTACCTTGTTCATAGATCCATAAACCTTTTCAGCACCCTCTACTAGTGCTTCACTTATCTTAAAAGGTGAACCTTTTGCTTTTTGAGTTATTGGTTGTGTTTTCATTTTTTTACTTTATCACTTTCATGGTAAGCTTCAGCTTCCCAAGCGTTTGTTTTAGCCCCTTCCTCCATAACTTCTCTATTAAAAGTTTTCATTGGAGATCTTGTAGATTCTTTCCAGTACACATTGTTATCATCATAATTTAATCTACCTTGTTGCATTTGCTCATGATGTATATTTTCATGAACTATAGCTTCTTTTCTTTCAGATCCTTTAACTTTAGAATCAATAAATGTAGTGCCATCTCTATTAGCTTCAGCTTTTATACCACCTTCTAAGTTTTTAACAAAAACAGGTCTACCGTATTCTGATAGCTCTTTGTCTATGCCTATAACATCATGTATATTTTTAAGTTTAAAAGCCATTATGAATTTGTTTTTTCAGCATGTTTTCTATGAGCTATAACCTCTGGGTGGTTTTCATCAACTTTAATAGGTCCACCAGAACCATCTGCATTCATAGTTACCTCTTGGTTTTTAGGAAAAGGACCTTTTTGTTTTGCTTTAATAGTTATTGGTGTTATCATCTATCTTTATCTTTAATCATATCATCTATAGCTTTGTTATAAACTTTGTCTGTATATGATTTATTATTAAAAAATTTACTTCTTGTTGATGTAGGTAAGTCTTCTTCAGCTAGCAGTATTCTATATATTCTACTTATTAACTGTTGACCTTTAAATGAAACCTTATATATACTATATTTTATAGTAGTTCTATTTCTGTTTCTCCAAGTTTCTATCCAACCTTCACTTCTTAATCTTTCCCACCTGCTCTTGTCCCAGCTATAAGTGTAAGTCCCATCTATAAAATCATTACGTGTAAATTGCTTTTTGCAATCAAGATACACTAATAATTCTAAATCAGCATCGGTTAGGCTATAAGTTTTACAGGCCCATTTTCTAACGAGCCTGTAATATTTAAATAAATTTAATTCCCTAATGTCACTAGTACTTAATTTCATTCTACTATGACAATGTCCTGATGTTGTATAACTTGGTAAAGTTTATCTTCCCACTCTATACCGTGACCAGCATGTTTATCGTAATGTACAATATCTCCATCACTTATACCTTTTACTAGGTCACCAGAACTTATTACTTTTGCTTTTAAGTACCTAATGTCATTCGACTGTTTATCTGTTATAATAAATCCTCCAACATTTTTAGGTTCTTCTTTTATCTTTTCTATTACTAGATAGTAGTTTACTGCTTTCATACTTCTCTTACATTTGATATTACACAATCTGCAGAGATAATTGTATTCACAACACTTACCGCATTTATTAAAGCTGTTTTTGTTACAAGCACAGGATCTATTATACCTGCTTTCATCATGCTATACACATCTCCAGTTGTAACATCTACACCAAAACCTTTTTCTTTAGGTTCTATATAAGGTATACCAGCGTTTTCTAGTATTGTAGAGTATGGCCATTTTATAGACTCTAATAATATTTGTTCTCCTTCATTCTTAGGTTCGATGTTTTGAGCAGCATTTAATAATGCAACTCCTCCACCTGGAACAATACCTTCTTTTAAAGCGGCTTTAGTTGCATATATTGCATCTTCAACTCTATCTTTCTTTTCTTTTAATTCTATTTTAGAATTAGCACCGACCTTAACAACACCTACAGCTCCTGATAGCATAGCTAACCTTTGCTCTAGTTTCTTTTTTAAGTATGCGTGCTTTTCTTCTTTTATCTTAGCTTCTACAGTTTTTATTCTTTCTACAACATCTTCGTTTCTTTCTTCTATAGTTATAACTGTAGTCTTATTATCAGTCACTGCTTTCTTAGTAAAACCTAATACATCAGGACTAATCATATCAAGATCATCACCAAGCTCTTCATTTATTAGTTTAGCACCTGTCAACATAGCTAGATCTTCTAATGTTTCTAACTTACTAGGCCCAAACCCTGGTGGATCAATTATATTTATTTTTATATTGCCTTTGACTTTATTCATAAGTAATGCTGAAAAAGGTTGTTGATCAACTTCAGCTACTAAAAGCAATGATTTTTTATTCTTTATAACATACTCTAATACACTTTGTATTTTTCTTATGTTAGGTATAGGTGAAGACACAATTAATACACAAGCATCTTCTAATTCTATTTTATTCTTTTGTTTATCAGTTATTAGATGTTGAGATTTAATACCTGAGTCAATCTGTACGCCATCTACAATATCTACATAAGTTATATCTGTATCAGACTCTTCCATTAAAACTACACCATTTTTACCTACTTGTTCAAAAGCGGATGCTATAGTGTAACCTAACTCTTTGTCGTTGTTGCACGAAATACTTGCAACATTTTTAAGCATATTACCAGATACTGCTTTACTGTGTTTTGATAAGTACTTATTAACTTTTTGTAATCCACTAGATATACCATCTTTAATCTGTCTTATATCTATATTTTGTTCAGCATAGACATTTTGTAAAAGTGATTGAGCAAGGACGGTAGCTGTAGTAGTACCGTCTCCTGCTTCTTTCACTGTGTTTTTAGCCGCTTCTTTTATCAAGGTTGCACCTATATTTTCGACCGGGTCAATCAAGACTACGGATTCTGCTACCGTTACACCATCTTTTGTTATCACCGGTCTTCCGAGTGCATCTTCGTAAATTACGCATTTACCAGAAGCGCCAAGGGTTGACTTAACTGCTTTAGCTAGCTTATCAACACCTATCATTATTTTTGTTCTAGCATCTGTACCGAAGGACAGATCCTTTACTATCTCACTTGGGTTATTATATTCCATTTAATTAAATTGTTTAGTGTAAGTGGTTATTTAAAAGTTTTTACAACTTTAGGTCCTTTTAAAAATTCAAGCTTTTTTGTGTAGTGATCTACACTGCCATCAATAGCAGTTTCAGCTCCTTTTAAAGTTTCCCTTCTAGTTGTATCATGCCATTTATTCTCGTCCTTATAGTCAGAGTGTTCGGCTTGATAAAAACCATTAGGTAGTTGAACAATACGCCAGTTTTTTTTATTAGCGACGTGCTCCCAAAGCATCCTGGTTTCTTCGGGTACTCCTGGTTCACCTTGTGGCCAGGAATAGGTTTTGTAAAAATAAGTCATTGGTTATTGGTTATTTATAAGTATATAATCACATGGTAAAGTGCACTTTTAATATATAGCACTAACGTTGGTAGTTGCTCCACCAATGCCAAATGGATTAGTGCTTGTTGAATATCTCCAAAGCGTAGAGTTTACACTAGTCCAACCTGAAGAGCTACCGAAATTAGTTCCTCCTATAATCAAAGTGTTCCAAGTTGGTTTACTTATAGCAAAATAAAAGTATATTTTATTACCTTGCCAATATAAAGCATCTACTGCTTGAGAATTAAACTGACCACCAGGATAATTAATACTCCCGAAAGTACCAAAAACATGAATAGAAGAATTGTTAGCGTACCCAAAAGCAGTGCTAGAATAATACTGACCTTGCCCAACCTGCATATTGCTATTATAATTATAACTAGGTGCTCCACTATAGCCATAAAATTCTTGCATACCATCCGGTGCACTTTTGCTCGCGGCTGCCGATAAAGTTCTAAGAGAACTGCTAGAGTTACTTAACTCCGCTTTTATTTGGCTAATTGATATAGAGCCACTGCTTTGTAATGCCATTTATGATTCTAATATTACAAGTATTTCAGTTGGTGAAACTTTTTCGTTAACTAACTTAGCTACTTCAGCTTCATAAGCCGCTTTCATATCTGGACCTATTATTTTAAATATCCACGCCTTAACTATGTCATTAGTTAAATTATCTTTTTCTTCAAAGTTAGAAAGATCATTTATAGGTAATACAGTTTTCCTAACTATACTATCTAAAATGCCATCACTATTTGTCCCGGTTAATGTCCATATAACACCATAAACAACATTACTTTTAGTTATAGGTGAAGAACTGAAATCTGTGTGACTAGTATACACTTGCAGTGTCTTGCAGTCCCAATTATAAGTTATTGCCATATTATTTGTTTTTTAATTCGTCTATTTGTTTTTGTAAATCTTTTATACCTTCTATAAGTAATGGTACTATTTTTTTGTAATCAACAGCTTTATAACCGTCTTCTCTTGTTTCAACAACTTCTGGTAGCACCTCCTCGATTTCTTGAGCTATAACACCTACATCATGCCCTTTATATAATTCTTGGTTATCGTTCCAATCAAACTCGTATCCACCTATTTGTTTTATTTTTTCACTGGCATTTGTTATTGGCTTTATATTATCTTTTAATCTTCTATCAGATGATTCAGAAGCTACTATATCACCTTTAACATGTAAGCTGTTTGTAGATGATTTTACCCAAAGCATTTTTGAATCGTAGTTTGTGGGCGAAGCTGTGACAAATTTTCTTATTACAAATGACATACCTGGATAATCCCCATCTGTTCTTGGAGCTTCAGGGACGTCTAAAAAGAATGTCTTCATGTACTCATTAACGTGTAATCTTCCAGACACTGCTGTTCTAGAACCACTATTCTCGTTGAATATAATGTTCATACCACCAGAATAATTAGCTGAAGCTGTAACGCCGTTTGCTGATTGATTAGGTATTATTAAACCAGCACCATTCAATTTCATTATTTGTTTTGAATACTGACCGTCTTGTCCTAATTGATAGCTAGCATTTAAATCAAAATAATTGGATCCACCTGCATTAGTCGTAGTTCCACCTGTCATTAATATTCTATGATGATAATCACTTGATGAGTTTAATGATATACCAGCGCCATATGCGTTAGTTGTATCTGTATTTTTAAATCTACAAGCTATAAAATCTCCACTTCCAAAAGATCCTTTTATTAAAGCAGTACCAGTAACTTCTAGATTTCCTGCGAATGTTCCTCCAGCGGCTTCTAAGTCGCCTTTAAATTTAGCGTTACCACCTATTACACTAAACTTAGGTGTATATATATTACCATTTGTTAGATTTATTATAGAACCGGCTGTGCTGTAATCTCCAGATACAGAACCGTAGTTTCCACTTTGTATCTGCCCTGTAGTTATATTACTACCATTTATAGTTGTACTACCACTTGTTGACAATGAATTAAACGTTACTACTTGATTAAAAGCAAAAGCTTTAATTGCATTAGCAGCGAATGTAACATCACCATATCCACTTCCAGCGGTTGATTCAATTGCGGTGTAAGCAATAGTCCAATATTGATTACTTGCGGTTCCAGCATACATCAACGGTGATTCATATGCCCAATTTGTTGGTAATGTGTTAGCGGATGTTGAATTAAATCTAGCATCACTAAATCTAAAACCGCCCGTTATATTAGATGGTGCCGTAGGCGCTGTTGATTGGCCTTGATAATACCATAATATACCAGTGAATGTTCTTTTCCCATCATCTCCATCACTACCGTCCGCACCGTCACTACCGTCTGCTCCATCACTACCATTAGATCCATTAGCTCCATCTGATCCATTAGTACCATTAGTACCATTAATACCTGCATCTCCTTGTGGTCCTTCCGGTCCTTGTGCACCATCTGCACCATCTGCTCCATCCGCTCCATCTGCTCCATTACTACCATTAGTACCATTAGTACCGTTACTTCCGGCTGCTCCTGCTGCTCCTACTGCACCAGTGTCACCTGTTATTTGAGCAAAAACTAATCCAGTTACACTATCACCATCAGCCCAAGCTGTAGACGCTTGTTTTATAGCAAAAAAGTTTTGTGAACCTCCTTTAGTTGTTGATGCATTTGTTCCACTTGAATCGTCTGCATATATAACAGTGCTTACGAATGTTGTTGGCACATTGCTTAAATCTCCAAATGATACTGTTCCTATATTGGCATTTTTTATACGTACAACACCATTAGCAACTTCAAAAGGGGATTCAGCTGCTGTTCCATTATATATTTTAAAGCTATCAGCAGAGAAACTTACTTCAGAAGATGTATCATCAGCAAAGAAATTCATACTAGCTATGTTACCATTAGCATCGACTTTTAAACCGTATGATGCAGATATAGTACCGTCTATGTTAGCTATGGCTTGTGCTGTTTGATCTACAGCAGCGTATATACCTAAAAATGTTAAAGCAGTATTATCTGCTAAACTTTCAGCTTTGGATAATGTTAAAGTTGTTCCACTTATAGAAGCTACAGAAGTTCCAACAGTTAATCCAGTACCTTTTACCACAAGACCTGGCCTTATCGTTCCAGATACATTATCTATAGAGACTGTAGCTGTACCTGTAAATGTTACCGTTTCACCATCTGAAATAGTTATTTTTGTATCTAAAGTTACAGATGTACCACTTAATGCTTTTACTCTAACTGAAGAAGCGGTTGATATATAGTTACCAGTTACAAATTGTCCAATCTCTATACTAGAATTAGCTGCGGTTATAACTAAATCTTCAGAGCTAGCAACATTTCCGTCTACAGTAGCTGTTGTAGTTGTGTTTGTAGCACCATCAACAATAGCTGTTGCTTGTGTAGATTGTGAACCATCTGTTGAATCAATACCTAATACAGCAGATAATGTATCAAGATTACTTGCTTCTGCATAATCAGTTGTATTTTCTGTACTCATTACAGAATTAGCAAAGGAAGTAGACAACGAAGTTAAATTACCGTTAGCATCAAACGTACCTATATTTGATTGAAGCTTTGTAACTAACCCTGCTGATGCTGTTTCTGCGTTTGACTGCGCTGTAGATATAGTACTGTTAATAGCACCTGACACTCCGTTGACATCGCCATTGCTGTCGAATGTAAATTGTGTTTCAAGTTTATCAAGATCAGTAGCTACGGCACCTGCGGCTGTTGACGATGCTGTTGTGATGCTTGTTGCAAGTGCATCTGCGGTTCCTGTTATACCACCTTCTGTATCAAATGTAAATTGTGTCTGTAATTCGTCAATTAATGCAGCTTCTGCGCCTAAAGAGTTAGATAATGTTGTAACAGACTGAGAAACATTAGAAATAGACGTAGAATTAGTGATAATTCTGTCATCTGACGTTAATGTCCACACATTTGGTGTTCCGGAAATTAAAACATAGACCTTATTATCGTCATTTGTGTCGTACCATACTGAACCTACAGCATTTGTTACAGCTGGAGCATCATCTTGTCTGAATACATCAGGTTTTCCTGCAACTGTAGACGTTAATGTGTTCACTGATGTCGTTGTAGCAAACCTATCTGATGCTGTAGTAGTGATTACATCATTAGCAAACGCTTCAGACAGCGAGGTTAAGTTACCACTTGCATCGAAAGTACCGAAACTAGAGCCTAAATTAGTTACATAAGCTGATTCTGCGAATTTAGCGTTGTTAGTTGTTGTAAATACTTGGTTAGCGAAGCTCTGTGACAAGCTAGTTAAGTTACCACTTGAATCAACAGCGCCAAAACTGGATGCTAAGTTCAGTGAATACAAGGTACTTGCTTCTATATCAGAGATATTTACGTCTACTTTTTGACTAATTTGAGCAAAACTGTATAACTGATCGTCTGTTATTTGAAAACTAGCAAAATAACCTGCTAGATCACTTAATTTGTAAGATTTAGTAATAAAGTTGTCAATGCCGTTTATTGTGTTCTGGTATTCGGAACCTACTAATAGATCATTATCATTAGGTGATGTATCTTTAATATATGATGATATTCTAGCCATGTGTTATATTGTTATAGGGTGTAGTTTATTAACCTACCTCTCCTCTTGTGTGTGTTGCTCTGTTATAAGCCGTGGTAGTTCTTGTGATAGAACCACCTGGAGTATGGTGTAAGTCTGAGTCAGATCTCTGTCCGATGCGCTGATTCTCAGCTTTTCTTTTCTTACGCTTAGTAGTCATTGCTGCTGCTTTGTCTCTAGAACGCTTTGCTCTTAGTGCTGCAGGTGATAATCCTTGGGAATTACCCGGTTGTTTTCTTGCCATAGTGTAATAATCACTTAAAAGAGTGGTTTATTAAAAGTGTGACATAAGCCTGTTACTATATATACTTTAACAGCTAGTGTCACTGTTTTGAAAAGTGTTATAAATAGAGGAGTATAGTGTTGCCCCTACTCCCCTCGTACCGGTGCTGTAACGCAAACCGAAATGATTTGACCGGGCCCCACCTGTTTATGACGTTTCGCCATGAAGTTTTTGGGTTTTACCTGTTCACACATGTTACAACAACTAACTTTTGTATACATTTGTAATATTATATTGTCGTTTTTATTACAGACTCACTACGACACTATATGGATAATATAAATGTAAGTAATTAAGTAATTTAATTCAACAGTGAGAGACAGTGTGGTATACATACTAACAATTAATAATCACTAAACAAATATACTACTTTTAATTACAAACAGAATACGAATAAAAATGGATAATACTAATGTAACTAATAATAATAAATAATAATAATATGAGTAATTTAAAATCAAAAAGATTTGTCATCAGACAGTCACTAATCGGAAAAAATGTAACAGTAGAATTTACTAACAAAAAAGGTGTCACGCACACTTACAATCATGATAAAGCGTACAATATCATGAAAGCAAACTTAGAAAAAATGGCTTGCTTCATAAAGTACAAATCATACACTGCAACTAATAATATTCCAGTAGTGTTAAGAAATGTAGACATAGCATAGCTAACTACCACTTTAAGTTCCACTTGTTTCTATAAGTATAAAAATGCGAATGAGTAAATGACATAATGGTTTATGTGAGTTCGATTCTCACCATGTCAA